GACCCATGTCGGCCCGGACCATCGGCGTGTCGGAGGTTTGAACCACCGTGGCAGAAACGGGAGCAGTGGGAAGGCGGTAGAGGGCACGGACGAGGAGGTTGATCAAGTTCGCCGCAGAGACGCCCGTGAGGGTGGTGACGTCTACGTTGGCGATCCGCGCCATGTAGCGCCAGTCGCGTTGGGCAAAGCCGATTTCCCACTTGAAGTGTTCGCGGTAGGCCTGGTAGGTGTTGCCGAGGGAATCGGTGACCGGCCACTCGCCCATGTCGCGCTGTTGGAGACCGGCGAGTTTGCCTTTGGGAAAGATCGCGTGGTTGGTGTCGGTGCCCCAGGTCATCACCCAGATGGAGGTGTTGGTGTTGGAGGTGCCTTGGCCGTCGAGGACGTTGTTCGCGGTGACGGAGTTGGCGACGGTTTTGGTCGAGTAGCGCGGGGCCCAACCGGTGAAGCGTTCCGGGTTGGCGAACTGGTTGCCGTAGACTAGGGTGGAGGCGACCTGTTGGGACATGCCCTCGAGGAAGGCGCGGCTTTCAGAGAGGCGGAACTCCGGAGTGTTGCCGTTTAGATCCGCGATGTCCTTGTCGATCACGGAGTAGGTTTCGAGGTTGCCGCAGGCTTCGACCAGTTGGGCGGTGGTGGATTTGGCGTTGGGGACACCGGTGTTCAGCAGGCGCCAAGTGGCCTGGGGGATGCCGGTGCGAACGGTGGTTTTGTGCCCAGTGGGGAGGTTGCCTTCGACGACCATCATGTCATCGAGGACTTCGTTCGTCTGGGAAAGGAGCTCGATGATGGCGGCGACTTTGTAGCCGTCGTCCATACGCTTTGCCCAATCGGCGTAGGTAAGTGCCGTTGTGCCAATGGTGACTTGTGCCATGTTGGTTCCTAGTGGGGGTTGAACGGTTTCATTTTAGGATATCCTCGGTTCCTCTGGGCTTTGCCGTTCAACCGCCATGCGGTGGACGTCGGGGATTATTGTTGGCCTCGGTTCGCGGCCAAATGGGGGTACATCGCTTCGGCGAGCGATGGGCGATCGGGGGCTCCGGGAGGCTTGTTGGCTTCCTTGGACGGGGCGCCGGGGGTCACGGGTTTGCCTTCGATGTGGGGCTTGGCGAGGATTGAGAGGGCCTCGAAGATGTCCGGGTTGGATCCGGCGCCGGTGATGTCCAGGGCGGATCGGAAGGATTTCGCGAGCGAAGGGGGCATGGCGTTGGTGATGGCTTCGTTGATGTCGCGCCGGGTGGCTTCGGCTTTGGACCCGAAGCGCTCGTGGATGTCGGAGACCCATTCCTTCTGGGTGTCGGCCCATTGTTTGTATGGGGCCTCGGCAGAGGCGAGGAGGTTCTTGCCGTAGTAGTCCATCAGCTTATTGGCGGAGTCTTGGCTTAGGCCGAGATCCTTGAACAAGGCGGTGACTTCCTTGGTGCCCTCTTCGGAGAGGGTATAGCCTTCGGGGAATTTGAACTCGTACTTTTCCGGCACCACAGCGACTGCGGCCTCGGGCTTTTTCTCCCCTTCGCCTTCCTTCGCAGGGGGCTTGGCATCGCCGTCCTTTGCTTCAGGCTTCTTGTCCTCAGGCTTAGGGGGATCCTGGGTTAGAAACGACCCGCCTTCAGGTTTCTTCTCCGGCGTCGGCGTAGGGGTCGTATTCCCCAACGGCGCCGGGTTCTGATCCTTCAAGGTCCCGTCCGGACCCCGGGCTTCCGGTTGGTTCCCCTGTGGGGGTTCGGTCGTTACGTTCGTGTCGGACATTTTCTGCGATCTCCTTGTGGCTGGCTTCTTGGGTCATTAGGATGTATTCGGTCGGGCAGTGGGTGACGATGTCGAGGAAGAGTTGCTTGCCCACGGCTTGGCGACCTAGGTTGTGTCCGGTTGCGTCTGGGGCACCGCGAACGAAGGGCTCGGAGAAGGTGTAGCAGGATTCCAGCAGCTGGTGGATCCACTGGCGGCCGAGGGATTCGGACATGATTCGGCGGGTGTAGGAGATCCGGGCGGCGTCGGCCAGGTTTGCCTTCTTCTCTGCTCGCCGGACATCTTTGCGATTCGAGGCATCCATTATTCCACTCTTGGGATGTGATCTGGACAGTAGTCATAGCCACCATTGTAACTGAAACGGAAATCGGCAAAGCATTGCCAACCAATTGATTCAGCATAGTCACGGATGGCGGGACCTGAATGGAAACAGCCATCGCCTTTGGATATGGCAATTGGCATGCGATCGATCACCGAAGGGCATTCCTCACATTTGATATACTTGCTGGTCATTCTATGGTCCAGGTTTTGCCAACTAGGCGGGCTTCAGGATGGGCACGGAGGAACTCGACGGTCCAGGCTTCGAGCTGGGCCGGATCGGCACCGAATGGGGCGTGGATGTCGATGCGCCGAGTGGACTTGCGCCCGTGGTCATCGACGGCGGAGAGGATGTATGTGGCGTGGTGTTGCTGGAGGGTCATCCTGCGAGCATCTTTTGTACAAGGTTCTGGCCGCCACCTACGTCGATGTTGGAGGCGTTGGCGCCGGCTTTGGAAAGGGCTTCGATCTGTTGGGCCTGAGCGGCTTGCTGTTGCTGCTGGGCGCGTTGCTGACGGATCGCGGTGAGTTGGGCTGGGGAGCGGATGATGCGCGGGTCGGTGTCGAGCAGGCGGGCGTAGATGTCCAGGCCCATGTCGAAGTCGACGTTGTCGGTCACGGCTGGGTCGATGCCGGCTAGGGTCGAGGCGGTTTGGAAAATGCGCTCGATGGAGCCGGCTTGGGCCGCCTGTTGGGAGACCTGGAGGATGGAGAAGAATTCGATGTCGATGTTTTGCCCAGCGATCTCGGGGGGTGGGGCGGGGAGGATCCGGGCGCGGGACATGATACCCCACACGCGCTCAATCGCGGGCTGGAGGACTTCGAAGCGAAGGCGATCGAGTACGGGCCCGAGCATGACCATGGACTCGGACTTGCGCATGTCCCATTCGACCGCGGTTATGTTGGACCGGGTCTCGAACTGGGAGGCGACTTGGAAGAGGTTGTTGTAGAAGGTGTCTTTGACTCGGGCCTGGACTTCTTTGATGTCTTCGGCGATGGCAGAGATGTCGGGTTTCCACGAGCCATAGGCGGGTTTCATTCCATCGTTGCCGGTGGTCATCATGCCTTGGAGGAAGGTCATGCCGCCGGGGAGCAGGGAGGCGGGTTGGTTCTTGAGTTGGGCGTCGGCGATGAGGGGTGGGTTGATGCCTTTGTCGATGCCTTGGGCCTTGCGACGGGTTTCCTGCTGGAGTTGTTTGATATCGGGGAGGGCGTCCATGCCCGGAGAGCGCCCGTAGGGGTCGTTGGCGACAAGGTCCCAGCGGCCAACGATGTGGGCGCGTTCGTTGAAGCCGCGCTTGCGAAGGAAGCCTTTGGAGATGGTGCCGCCTTGGGGAGTTGTGGTGCCGCCCCATTCCCAGAAGGTCTCGCGGTATTTGAAATGGGCGGGGATGCCGTATTTCTCCGGATCCGTATTGGGTTCGATCGCGTGGGCGATGATGACCTCGCGGGTGAGGTAGGCGCCTGAGGCGTTGTCGTAGGCGGTTTGGATCATCGAGGAGCAGTTCTCCCAGCCGAACTCGTCGACGGTTTGCGAGATGGTGTAGGTGAATTCACGGTAGAATATGACAGGGCGGTATTTGCCATCGATGTCGACGTAGTATTCGCCGAAGCATGGGTTGATGCAGGTGATGACGTTGTCGAAGTCTTCGTAGATGAGGAGGGCGGCGGTTCCGAAGACCACGAGGTCAAAGAGGAACACGGCCATGGAAGTGTAGAAGCCTGAGGCCGCCAGCACCGCATAAGTCAACTCTTCACATTGCTTGAGCCAGATCGGGATCGGGCCCGATTGGGTCGAGTCGATCCGGCCGTATTTGTACTTGATCCACGGCCGGGTTGGGGGGCACACGCCGGAGAAGATGCCTGCGGCGAGGTTGCGTGCCGCGAGGGTGCCAGTTGAGTCGAGAATGTGCTGGTTGATAGGTGAGCCGCGGGATTGTTGGTTCTGGGTTATGAGCCATTTGTAGCGCCTGGGGAGGATGAAGTCCGCGAGTTCTCGCGCGTGGGTCCACCAGGAATAGCGGTTGGAACGTAGGCCCAGGAGCCGCCCTTGTTGGAACGCACGCAGGCGCATGTCCGACGCGGTTGCGGTGTCGGTGTTGCGGGCGAATTGGCGATGGTCGACAAGGGCGTTCATCAAGACCCTCGAACTGGTTGCAGGGAGACACCACAGTCAAAGGGACCGTCGTTGGTGCTCTCCCTGCCAGGGCGTGCGACGATTGCGATTGCGTTGCAAGATCGCGGTACAAAGCCAACACAGGCTAGGGGCGGGCCTTGGTGGGCCGATAAGCCTATCCTTTCATTGGAGTGGGCAGAAGCCCGGGGCGCGACATGCGACTCGATCGGGCCTGCCAAGCGTAGGGGGAGTTGTAATAGCTGGAGTTGCTCTCGCTGCGGTCGGGGCTTGTTCCTTTGGCTCATTTGATCACCTTCAGCTTCCGCACCGGCCGCTTCGCCAAAGGGGAATCCTTCGGACCAGATGGGGCCGAGAGGGCTCCGGAGGAATGCAAGTCAGCGGCCGCCATGAGGAAATTCGCCGGGGACACGCCGCCCATTTGCCCTGCGGATTGGGCCGCTTGCATTTGGTCCGGAGGGAGGATTGGGGCGGTGGGCATTAGCGGCCCCTCCGTTTGAACCAGATGCAGGCTCCAGACCAATGCCAAGCCTCCCAGCCAACAGAGCCGAGCCGGTTCATTTCCTCCAATGCGCCCTCGATGGTTTGGTTCAGGTCGGTGCGGATGTAGCAATATTCCCACATGTCACTCACCCACCAGTTTCTTCCCCGCGCCGGTGTTGTCATTCGACGGCACTGCGGAGGAGTTGAGATAGGATGGGGTGGCCGGTTTCTTCCCGGGTTTGCCCCCGGTTGGGGCCTGGGCAAACACCGGCGGAGGCGGAGGCGCAGAGGGAAGCGCAGGCAGGGCTGGTTGGGCGGGGGCGGACATTGAGACCATCAGGCGGCCCTCCGTGGCCAGTGACAGGTTGGGCCAACGATTGGGATATAGTAGGCGTAACCGTTCCAAAGGATAATACTCATCACGCGGCTTCCATGTGTTCGAGGGCAAAGGGATCATACTCGCTCACGTGCAATACTGGCGCAGGGCCTTCCCCACCGGCAGCGACATGGGGCATGAGCGGCCCGCCAAAGGTCAGCCAGAGGGCATCGAGGGAATCCAGGTCGAGGTTCGGGTTGTCCTCAAGGATGTCTTCCTTGGAGACCAGTTGGATTTCATCTCGGGAGTTGAAGGTATAGCGGATGGAAAGCATCGCGGTGCGCAGGTCGGAATCGTTCGGGAGGGCCCCGCCCGGGAGCCATGCGCGACATGCGCCGGCCATTGCGGCACGCATGTTGGCGTATTTCTCCCCGGAGGTGTTGCTCTGGGTGGAGGTGATGGAGTCCTTCGCGCCGAATTGGATTTCCCAAACGTACATAGACTTGTCGCGACAGTTGTCCACTACGCCTCCGCCTACGCCGCCTCCGTCGATGAAGATCCCATCGGAGTGGAGGCGGAGGGAATGGTCGAAGACGTTGTTGGCGAGCTCGACAGTGGAGATGCCGTTGTAGACCGACCTACGGATGGAGCGGGCATCGCGACCCTTGCGTGGGAAGATCACGGAGTTGTTCCGCCCATATCGGGCCACGTCGACACCGAGGGCGAGGGGCGTGGAAGAGTCAACATGAACTTGGCGCTCCTCGGACATCGCTGCGTCGATCTCTGCGGCGGAGAAGAACTCCATAAGGCCCTGGCGGGGGAACTGGCCCAGGATGCGAATGCGGACGTAGTCATTGTCCAGGCCGCCGTAGGATTTAATCAGGGCATCCAGACGCTTCTTATTGGTGATCGGCACCTCTCGCGAGTCGATCTGATTCGTATGCCAGAACGAAGCGAACTGGCCCCCGGAGAAGCACTCTCGGAACCGGCCGAAGTTCCGTGTGGGGTTGCCAAAGGCGAGCCAGATCAGCTGCGTATCGGCGTCGGAAAAGGCCCCTTCGGTGGTTTCCCAGATGATGTCCTCGATCTCCGAGGCCTCATCGAAGACCACAATCAGCCGGTTGCCCTTGTTGTGCAGCCCCGCGAAGGCCTGCGGGTTGGTCTTCGACCAGGGGATCATATCGATCCGCCAAGTGCGCTCGCGGGTGGGGTCCCTGGAGAGCAGAGAGGTGGCCTTGAGTTCGAAGAACTGACGAATGTCCG